CCAGCCGCATTACACGCGGGTTATGCGTGACGCACTGGAGCAATACATCAAAGCACACCAAGAAAAAGCTGCGCCTAGCAGCCCGCCATAACCTAACAATTGTTAGGTAGTTTTCGCTCCCTCTTAGCCCGCCTAGTGCGGGCTTTTTTTTGTCTGAAATTTGTCTTTAATGTTGACAATGTCTAACAGCGTGCTATAGTCTGTGTATGGATTTTCCACCCTTAGAGGAAGGTAAGAATACGATGGCGCTTACGCCCGAACGCAAAGTTAAGAACAAGGTGGTCGCCCTGCTAAAGACACGCGGTGTGTACTACTTTTTCCCCGCAACCTACGGCATGGGGCGCTCTGGTGTGCCGGATGTAATCTGTTGCTTCAACGGACGCTTCCTTGCTATTGAGTGCAAGGCGGGCGCAAACAAACCGACAGAGCTACAGCTACGGGAGCTTAGCTCCATTGAAGCAGCGGGGGGCACGGCCATAGTTATAAACGAGACTAACATAAATGTACTGGAGAGTGCGCTCTCATCTTTGGCTGGGGGGCAACAATGAACGTAGGATACGAAATACTACTTGCACGTATCTCCACACACCCAGAGGAGTTTGCTCTGGCTAATAGTTCAGATTTGCGGGGGTCTCGATGGGGTGCACAACTAGAAATAGCGTTTAGTGAAAATGCCTCCGGCGGGTTTATAACTTCGGAACAACGGAAGGCGCTTAGGCAGGCGCTCATAGCGGCACAGGGGGATGCGTTTACGAAAGGGGTGTTGCACACTCTGTTTGAGGAGTTTGATGATGATAGTAGTGGCGAGCCATTTCCGCTGTTTGGAATGAACGGAGGCCAGTGATGAGCATTTTGTACATAGACTTCGAGACATATTACGCCAAAGATTTTGGCTTCAAGTCACACACCACAGAAGAATATATCCGTGGCAGTCGGTTTGAAGTTATAGGCGTAGCGGTAAAGCGTGACACTGAGGAGACCCGGTGGTTCAGTGGTACGCGTAGCTCTATAGCGCAGTTTCTTTCTAAGTATGATTTTGCGGGCAGTGTCGTCGTTGCCCATAACGCAAAGTTCGACGTGGCGATCCTCTCGTGGGTTTTCGGCATAGTGCCGCTCAAGATTGTAGACACACTGTCTATGTCCCGCGCACTGCACACTATAGAGGTTGGTGGGAGCTTGGCTGCACTCAGCGAGTACTACTCCTTGGGTATTAAAGGAACGGAAGTCCTTACTGCGATAAACAAGAGACGCTTGGACTTTACTCCTACGGAGCTAGCGCAGTACGGTGCATATTGCATACAGGACGTAGAGCTGACCGCCAAGCTGTTTGCCAAGCTGGTAACCGACTTCCCAACGGTTGAGCTAGACCTGATAGACCTCACCATCCGGATGTTTACCGAACCCGTCTTGGTGCTTGATAAGCAGCTGCTTACCGACCACTTGGCAACGGTATTAGATAGAAAGAAAGCGCTCATGGAACAAGTTACACATACTCCCAAACTCATAAGAAGTAACCCAAAGTTCGCACAATTACTCATGGCGTTATCCGTAGCGCCTCCAATGAAGATTAGTCCGATCACTGGTAAAGCGACCTACGCGTTTGCTAAGACCGACGAAGGCTTCAAGGCACTGCTTGAGCACGACAACCCCGAGGTGCAGCTCCTTGCTGAGGTTAGGCTGGGTATAAAGTCCTCGCTGGAACAGACCCGCACGGAGCGGTTCATTAGTATTGCCAAGCGGGGCGCGCTACCCATACCACTGCGTTACTACGCAGCCCACACGGGTCGTTGGGGTGGCGAGGACAAGCTAAACATGCAGAACCTGCCACGTGATGGGGTGTTAAAAAAGGCAGTGTGCGCCCCTGATGGGTACGTATTTGTTGACTGTGACTCCTCGCAGATTGAGGCTCGCACTTTGGCATGGTTGGCGGAGCAAAAGGACTTGGTTACTGCGTTTGAACGTGGGGATGACGTGTACAAGATAATGGCAGCGGCCATATACGAGAAGCCGGAAGATCAGATTACTAAAGAGGAGAGGTTTGTTGGTAAGACCACCATACTCGGATGCGGGTACGGTATGGGCTCCAATAAGTTTCACGCGCAGCTGAAGTCCTTTTCCGTAGAGCTGGACATAAAGGAATGTGAGCGGATTATCGAAGTATACCGAAGCACTTACCCCAAAATAACCAAGCTGTGGCGGCAGGCGGGCAACGCGCTAACCGCAATCATGGATAACAAAACAGAGTTGTTTGGTAAAGCTGGGGTTCTAGACGTGTTGGGTGACAAGGGTATCAAGCTGCCTAACGGACTACACCTAAGATACCCAGAATTACGAGAGCTGCGCAGCGAGGACGGGGATACGGAGATGGTTTACACCACAACCAAAGGCAAGAGCAAAATACCAAACCGCATATACGGTGGGAAGATGGTGGAGAACGTCTGTCAGGCACTGGCAAGAATTGTGATTGGCGAGCAACTCTTACTCGTAGCTAAGAAGTACAAAGTAACCATGACCGTGCACGACGCCATTGGATGTATCGTGCCAGAAGCGGAGGCGGAAGAAGGGCTGCGGTACGTTGAGGACTGTATGCGTACACGCCCGCTGTGGGCACAAACCCTACCCCTGAACTGTGAGGGCGGGTTTTCTAAGACTTACGGTTAGCGTGGCTCCCAGCCGGAGGTGGGGTAAAACACCGGCAGTAGGAGAAGCAGGGTTGATGTCATTCTCCCTTCCAGCAGCTTAATAATATCCACGGCAGTGTGGTTGCCCCGGTGGGACTACCTTCTACACTGTTTGTCGATGAAGCTGGCTTTGATCTTACACCGGTGCTGTCAGCGGTTTATCTGGCAGACCAAATTAACCGATGGAGAAAAGACGATGAAATTTGACATACCTGAAGGCGCACAAGAAGCAGTGGAAAAATTGGCGCTGAGTATTGCAGTGGCTATTAATAGCTGGTCAAGCGGTGTAGACAAAGGCGAGGAGTTTGAGAGAGCAGTGACTATGAGCGCCCTGAGCAACTCATTAGTGATGTGGTCACTGCTCTACGAAGTCCCGGCAGAGGCGATTATAAAGAGCGTCATTACTACGCTGCATGCGAACGGCGCGTTTGATGACGACGATGGCGAAACGGTTCACTGAGGAAAGTCAAGATGAACACCGACTTGATAGACCTCAGACCCGCAGGGTATGACAAGCACGGGCCAAAGTGGCTTAGAAGCGACGTAGAAAAGGCAATCGTTCAGAGAATACTTTCAAACAGTGACTACTTTACATACCGGAGTAAACAAATGATCGACGACGTAGCCAAAGCAACGGAGCTTACACAAGACGCCACCAAGCGGTTTTCTCAAGTTTTACACGCGTTTGATAAAACTCATACAGAGTTCTCAGATAGCGCAAAGAAGGCGTCCTCTAGCGTGCGTGTTGCAGCAGATGCTATGGCGTCGGGACTCTTAAAGATAGAAAGAACCGCCAACTTCGACAGGCTGGAGCGCATGGTGGGTTTGCTCGAACGCGCGGCAGTGGCTATGACTACAATGGCCGAATTGGAAAAGGGCGGTCAGCTTAAGAAAATATCCGAGGCAATAAAGTGATCCTCTACGAGATCATGTGCATTGCAATGGCGGTGTACTGGGAGGCCCGAGGCGAGCCGTTGGCTGGCCGGTTCGCAGTAGCCGAGGTAGTAATGAACCGAATGAATGACCCGCGCTACCCGTCTGACGCCTGCTCAGTTGTTTACGATGGCGGTGAGACTCGCCACGAGTGTGCGTTTAGTTTTTATTGTGACGGCAAGTCAGACCAGCCGGACATAACAAGTCTGGCTTGGTACTCCGCGCAGCGTGTAGCGCAGGCTGTATACGAGGGGCGCAGTGCTCCGGTTGTTGGTGAGGCGACTCACTACCATGCCCGATGGGTTCACCCCGATTGGGCCAGCAGTGGCTACGTTGTAGCTACAGTTAACGACCATGTATTTTATAAGGATGTGAAATGAACGCAGACTACTTTAGAAAGCTGGCAGAGTCGCAGACACAACCAAGAAAGGCAGACCCGACCATCCTTGCGGAGAAGATAGCGAAGTACCTCGCTGCAGGTAAGACCATAACAACAATCCCGCGCGGTGCCTCGGGGGTGATACTTGCCCCAATGGGCATCAAACGAACAGGATTTAAAGGAGCGAAGAAATGAGCCAGTTTTGCAAAATGTACGGCTGTCCAAAAGAGGCCCTGCAGTCAGAGGAATACTGCCAGACGCATTACCTACGGCCTTACACGGAACACCTACACCCCAAGAAGCGCTTACTTACGGCAGGAAGTATCCTGCAAACAGCAGCTAAACACATGGAAGAGCGGGCAGCGACATACGATCAGCAAGGGGGCGAGCGCAGCATCGGCAAGACGGTGGCGATGTTCAACACCCTGACCGAGCACGGTCTAACGGAGGAGCAGGGCTGGTTATTTATGACCTGCCTGAAGATGGTCAGAGCACAGGCGGGTAGA